CTGTACATCCTAAATACTGTATCTACAATACCAAACTGGTTCTCTTGAACGTAGAACTCAGATATGTGTCTGGTACTAAACCGTAAGTCACGGTCATCCATCTCGACAAACATGCAGCCTGTGCCAAATACAACCAGGTCAACGTACATCTCATGGATTTCAGTTTCAAAATTAGAATGGCTAAACGCCCTCATCATCCGCATGCTGGTGTCTTGCAACCACTCGCGCACCTCATCGTCACGGCCTATGTCTGCATCTTTTAAGTCTAGGTGGAACCAGGGAGTTGCACCACTGGTCAGCATGCCGTGGAGACTAGCTGATAATAAATCGACAGCCTGCAATGCAGTGCCATCGAATATCATTTCCATCCGCTTCTCGCCTCTGGAACGCTTGCGAACAATATCAGCTTTGCGGGGCAGCATGTAATCAGCAAGTTCCTGATAATGCGTATCCCAATTATCCCTACGGGTCTTTAGTGAATCGTACCGTTTTACCAGTGACTTAATGAAATCTTGCATAGATTACCCCAATAATGTAGGTGTGCCGCCAGTAGATGTGGGAGTTGTACCGCCGCCAGCCATGCCAGACCCAGCAACTATAGTAGACCCAACACCTTTTCTTTGACGGGCTTTCTTGATAGCTTCTTCAGACAAGGCTGCTGTGCGTACAGTATCTTCTTCATCGGCTTGTGCTGGTGGTGGCGGTGCTGGTTCTGCGGGTGGCATATAAACCTTTGGCTTTAAAAAAGACATTATACACTAACTCCTGTGACTGACTTAGAACTAGGTTTAGAATATTTTACGCCATATTCTTCTAAAATTGTACCAGCACCACCAGACCTTTTGCCAGCAGAACGGCGGCGTTCTTTAGATGCTATCAAGGTTTCATCAGGCACAGTTTCTGGTGTAACCTCTGGCGTAACTTCTGGTTCCGGCGTTGGCGCACCTCCCAGCATAGCGCGGCGTTCTTCATCTGTAGTGCCAGCAACAACGTCAAAAGTTTCCTTGCCAATCTTCTTGACTGGCTTTTCAATAGTTTCTTCAAAAACTTCCGCAGCANCCTTCCTCGTAGCTTTAGTTGCTTTATCAATTTGTTTTTTACCTGGTGTTCCGCTTGGTAATCCACCGCCCATTTTCAACTCCTTAGTGCATGAAAGCCTAATTTTTGTGTCTCAGTGCGCAGCCAGTACGCATTTTTATAGCCTTTATTAGATAACACACTTTTTAAGTTTCGGAAACCTATAGCTATGTTTCTCTTGCCGCCTATCGCAATAAAGTCAATTATCCACGGAACTGTGCCGCCACCGTCATAACCTTCCATTGGAAACTCTAAGCTGTCAGTATACTCAACAATCTGTCCATAATTAGGAAACGCCCAGGTCGCAAAACATATTGGCATGTCAGAGTTATCTCTTAGAACTATATACTGACCAAGTGTCATCGGCGGTCTAATGCAGCGTTCAACTTCTTCAACGCCCCACCAGCCGTGATAATCACTCCAATCAAGTAAATACTTAATTGCATCTACATCTATAGACTTGCTCATAACGTGAATGGGTTATACTCCATCTGTGCTATTTGCTGCGGAGGTTTCGTAAAGTTACTTCTATTTTCGAGACCCACAGCGAGATACCGAAACGCATCTGCCGCATGCGACGTAAAATCATGCAACGGATGGTCTCTAAAAACTTTGCGCCTATCATCCCACTCCTGCCTGTACTGCCGTAAATACTCAATACCATCATGGCATTTATCCTTATCAAAATAACATTTAGGTATCAACATCCTTGCGGCGTTAATGCCATCTGCCACTTTCATCTTGGGTATGACCCTAAACTTAATGCCTAAAGTATAAGCTGTCTCTAGCCTAGACTTGCCGCTGCCTAATTCTCTTACTTGAATGTCATGCGGGGCTAAATGGTCGCCGTAATTATAATCCTTCTGATTAAGAATATCTGCGTAATGGTCTAAGCCAACGCCGCTACTCTCGTAATAGTCAATAACATTAACCGCACCACCTCGGAAAATTTGGGCGAACCAGATAGCTGTGGAATCGTTTATCCCCAAATCCCAAGCAGTATGCACAGGGTACATAGGGTCGTATGGCGCTCTCGTCACCCTGCCGTTATCATCAGCATCAACAAGTAACTTTGCATAGTAAGCGCCAATAATAGCAGCAGTAAACGAACACTCGTATTCCTGTTCATATTGTTCTGGTGTCATCTGCGCTTGGGCAGCTTCTAACTCTATATCCTTTACCAAGCCACTTTCACTAGCCTTGACGGTCTTGTGATACCACTGGTCAGAACCGTTCTCTACCTCTGACTTAGCAGTTTGCAGTAAATCAAAAAAATGATTATGCCCTGCCGGTGTACCTAGAAATATAGCCGCACCCTCTCTGTCAGACAGTGCCGGTCTTACAACCTCCCCCCATACCCTTGGGTTCTGCATACCAAACTCATCGAACGCACACATATCTAAATAGATACCACGCAAACTATCTGGGTTCTCAGCAGACAACAGCATCAACCTACCGCCATTAGGAAAGTCCACACGCAGTTCTGTCTCATTAAAAGAAACACCTGGTATCACACCCGCATAGAACTTTACATAATCCCAAGCAATCCTCTTGGCCTGCGTAAACGTAGGCGCTACAAAAGCAACCCTTGGCCTCGGTAACTCACAAGTCAGGGCTTTCTTAATAAGTTCATTAACAGCCCACACAGTCTTGCCAAAGCGTCTGTGCATAACCAGCACATTCCACCGCTTTAAACTATTGTGCATCTCTGCCTGTAACTCTCTTGGCTTATAAGGTATCTTAACTTGCATCGGTTACATCCTTAATGTTGTAAGTCTGCCATATCTCCTCTTGAGACAAACCTAGTTCACTCTGTTTCTGCTTAGTACGCCTCTTTATATCTTTCACCCGCATAGTCTCAACCAAAGCATACCTATGCACATACCCGCCTTGCTTGAACTGAAAGTGCAATAAACGAGGTGCTTTCGTGTAACCGTCCAGCAGCCTAGCATCAAAGTCAGATATGGTCATTCACTCTCCCATAATATCCTAACTGTACCATCACTGACCTCTACTCCAGCACGGTTCTTAGCTTCCCCAAACTTCTCAGGCAGCACCTTGCCTACCTTCCACCGTACATGATGCGCATAGTCTCGCAACACATTAGGGTTGTAATCCTTCCTACCATGCAACGCATCGCCATACAGCGTATCTAACTCCTCTAGCGCCTTCTCAGCACTATACTGCTGTGCCTCCTTAACAGCCGCTGCAAACTCCTCATCCCTCTTGCAACGCTGGTAGAACGCAGTCCTAGACACGCCAGTGGCCTCGCATACGTCAACAATGCTATGCCCATCTGCAATGCTGGATATGATTATGTCTGTGCGCTGTCTGGTAAGCTTGGTCATGGTTACTCCTGTGTGTGTGCTGGATAGTAGTATTTAACATATATATAGCAGGCCGCGCGTGCTGGGGTGTGCCGCCTTACAAAACATGCCCCCCTATGCCTTGCGCTGCGCAGAACAATGCAGTGTGGCTTTGTTGCAACAGTGTGTGACATATTTGCCACACCTAGTTTTGTGTGATAGGCTCGCGGCGATTGCATTGCAGCGCGAGTGGTCTTGTGCTTTGTGCGTGTTGTGAAATGTAAATCAAACCCTTCCCAAAACAAAACCTAAACAATATCAGCACTTCTATACTTATATTATATAAACAAAACTTTTTCCAATGTGTAAACTTTTTTTGCATTGCGGTGTTGACATGGCGCAGATAGTGCGCTATCTAACAATCAAGACAACAAACATTGGAGGGTTAAACAATGTCTAAAGTTTCTAACATGACCAGCAGTAACGGCAACAAAGTTGCCAATCAATTCATCGTCTTTGAGTCGGACGCAACATATTTCCAATCATACCAGACAGTGATTGCTAAAACCTGTTTTGAAGATGGCGAACGCAAGATTTTTCTTGATGCCGATAGCTGGGATTATTCAGTCACGACCAGCAAATACCGCAATCAGTTTCTTGGCATTGATACAAAGGAAACAAAGCGCCGCATCAAAACCGGTGAAATCCAGCTAATCAATCTTAATTAGGAGGGCAACACAATGTTAAAGACTCACAACATCAATGCCGATAGATACCTATCAATCAATGCCTGGCTTGCGGCACGTTATGCCAGGACAGACAAAAACGGGCGGCGTTGGCTCGACCAGTACATAGGCGGCAGGCCAAGCAAATATAAGCGGCTGGAAAAGGCGTTTTTTGATAGGTATGTAATGCACCCGCAAAACTGGAGGGTTTCATAATGGCTAACAAACTGACAATCGGCCTTGGCCTTTTAATGGTCTTATTTGCAGCAAGTATGCAAGACCCACCGCACAACCAAATGTCAGACGCAGCATTTGCCTTGCAGATAGGGCTATTGATAGCTGGCATGGGGCTGGCTGTTTATGGCGCAAGGAAAAGCAAATAGGGGCAAGTTATGACAGAGTTTAAACAACTACGCATCGAAATGGCTTTAGATGATTGGGATGACAAGTGGGGAACCGCGCTTAACTGGCATTTTCGCATTTGTGACGTTTTGCAATTCAGAGATGCCGACATTCCAACAGAATGGGGCTTTCAAGCTGGCTTAGGCTTCCCTGATGACGATGACATATTCAGCGACATTCTAAACAGCTTTGATGACCTAACACTAACCCGCATGGGCAACGTGTTATCGCGCTATGTGCGGTTATGTAACCGTGCTGGCCTGTCGTACTAAAAAGGCAACAACCAATACCATTGACGGGCTAAAGCCTGTCAGTGGCCTTTAAATCGCTATTAAACCAAAGGAGGGTTAAACAATGAAAAACTTAGATGGGCTTAGTGCCTTTGCATTTACCAGTAGCTTTATAAGCAGCGTACTTGGCGAGATAGTATCAACAAACGAGAAACCATTTACCGCGTATTGGACTGGCAAAGTGCTAGATATAATGACTGATAACGATAGCGACTACACCTATGTTTGCAGCTTAACACTGCCAGACAAAGGCAAGCCGACAATGTGGGTTTGTGATGGCATGATTGACGCTAAAGCCATGTATGCCTTGATAGGCTATGCAACATATCACGACATTGAACTGGAGAGATAGACATGCGGCTAGTATTTCATCGAATCAAATTCACAACCAACATAGCAGACCAAACAACATATCAAGACCACTGGCAGCTATGTGACACACAAGACGAGGCAAGGCAGCAAATCCTTACCTTGCAGAACATACACGGCGATGCGCTGGATTCCTGG